AGGTAATCATCAGATGCCATCTCCCCCAACCGCCAACGGCCATCTTTAAAATATTATGTAAATATAAATGTCTTCTGCAATTGTTGGTATGTTTGCTAAAAAACTAGGAAGTTCAGGTACCAATGCGATAAAGAGGATGGCTCAGAATAGGGCGCGTCAACTCGCAAACAACGCTCAGCGCCGCGCGAAAATTTACGCACGCAATCAGCTCATGGCTGCTTCCATGGCTGCTCAGAACCGGGCCAGACGAGCCATTATCGGTCGCATGGGAAACACGCCAGAGGCCCGTGCTCTCGCGGCGCACGTGAATGCTGGCACGCGCCAGATTCACAATGCAGCTATAGCGCGCGTGAATTCTTCCCCTCATTTTAGATTATTTTAACCTTCTGACCTAGAACTCTCTGCGTCTCTTTCCTGGCGCCCTCAAGGCTCGGCTTGGACCACAGGAGCCAGCGAGACCAGAAACCAGCACTGTAGCGCCCTGCGCGCCCCCATGACTCGCGGCTCCGATGACGCGTCAAGTAACGCTTCATCCGTTCAGCATCCTTGTGGATAGTGTAATCCGAATAGCCCTTCCGGCCAAACCGAACCGTCTTTCCTTCCGGAAACACCGCCATGAATTTATGGACCCCATTACGGGAGCGATAGACCTTTATAGGTTCCTTCATTTTATTACTAAATATTTTTTCCATACAAAACCAGCTGAAGTTTTTGTTTTACCTATTATACAAGCACTAATAGATGCAGGGGTCACGCCAACATCTTTCGCAGCATCTCTACTAGATGAATAAGTATATATCAAGATACCATCTTTAGACCATTTTTCTATTTTTTCTGACCTTGGGTGATTATACGAATATTTTCCAAAATGAGGACTTTTTTCTCCTCTATTAGCGTCTCCTATCTTTTTTCTAGTTTCTTTTTGAACAATTTTATTTCTGTTTCCACCCTGTTCAATATTATATCCATTCGGTGTAAGAGTATTTCTTTCTCTAATTTCAAGAATTTCTCGAGCATCTAATTCTTCACGCCATCCGTCATTTTCAGGTATTTCGCATATAGTTGAAAATTCAAAATTTTCTATTCCGTATTTTTTAAACGCCTTTTTTAAACATCCAGAAGGATGTGAACGGTGAGCATACCATCTATCTCTTACATTTTTGCTACTTGTTTGACCTATATAACATTTACCATTTATAATATTTTTTATAAGATATATCCATCCCATATTTTCTATGATATATAAAACTTTATACATTATCTAATTGATATTCGAACGCTAATATAAATCAGTAATATCAGGATGATGATGTTAAAAACAAGATACCCTGTAAGGTAAGGAAACGCAGTGTTCCTTATCGCGTTATTTTCTAAAATCATACTTAGAACTTGATTAGTAAGGGACTCTTCCTCTCCTTCTTCACTCTCAGGCATGGATAGATACCTTACAAAGGGTCCACAAAAAAGAGAGTACGAATTTACGAAGCTCGGGCCAGCTGTGTGCGTGTTGGGGAGGACAGGTCTTGGGAAGACTTGGGCCGTCCATGACGCCCTGGACCCGGCAGTTGAGATCACCGCAGACATCCTTCGGAGTCACCAAGGGACCATTGATTTTCTGAACAAAATTGAAGGGACCGAAATAAACGTAATATTGGATGAGTATGAATGCGTCCAAGAACTTGTTGGACTGTCTGAAATTAAAAAGAGACCCACAAATGGACTCTTTGTCGTCGTGTCACAGATACCTCCCAAGTTTGCGTTTGAAATAGAAACCTGGGAGTTCCCTCCGTACTCGCCAGATGAGATGCGGCGGATAGTACCTGGTGTCACCGATGAGGCCATTCATCAGTCCAGGGGAGATATTCGCTTCCTGATACAGAGTCTCAACTTCAAGGGGGACTATAAGGACTTGTTTCAGGGAACAAAGGAATTCATAGCTGATCTCGTGTCAGACCGGTCGACCCTTAACCCGATGAAGTTCTTGGGGCATGCAGTTCACGAGCCTGGGAATGTTGCCTCAATTTTGCATGAAAATTACGTGGATGCCAAGGGGATCCGGACAGATGTCGTATCCGAGTATTTCGCACTGGCTGACGTGTATGAAAACAGGGTCTACAAGGGTGAGTGGGATTTGTATCAATATTGTAATATGTATGGATGCGTTCTTCCGGCTTTGGAGATTGGCCACAGGCTCAAGGAACCACTGAGACCCGGGTCAACTTGGACGAAGTATCAGCACATGTGCATGCGGACAAAGCGCATTTCCGCAATGGCTCAGAGGGTCCCTGGAAAGAAGCTCACTCTCGACGAGCTGATGCTTCTGAGGACTTACGCCGAGATTGGAAACATAGAAATATTGAAAGAGTATAACTTTTTACCGCAAGACATGGACGTCATGAACCACCTGAATCCGTTCCGCAAGATGAAGGTGAAGGCTCTCGCGAGCCTAAAGAAGAGCTTGGCTGTTTAACAAATGGAGTGCGACCGTGAGCACGTAGAGGAGTACATCCGAGTCCAGGGGTCGGATGTCTACTTTCACTGTGATGTATGCGAGCCAACAGTTCTCGAATTGAATCTAAAACTGAGGAAGCTTGAGAAGGAGTTGCTTCACAAGCACCTCGACCTGGGTCTCGAACACATCAAGCCCGAGATTCGCATCTTCATTCGAAGCGACGGAGGTGACATGCACTCTGGTCTGAGCGCCATGGACTGCATTGCGAGCCTCACTCGCGTCAAGGTGCGGACTATTGCCGACGGCGTGTGTGCCTCGGCAGCCACATTTCTCCTTTTGGGAGGTCGGACTCGACATATGACTCAGAATTCGTACATATTGATTCATCAGCTGAATATGGACGGAGCCTGGGGAAAGTTCGAAGACTTCAAGGAACAAATGGATAACCTTGAGAAATTTATGAAACGTTTTCGCGATATTTATACTTGGGAGACGAACATTCCCGAAAGGCGCCTAAACAAGCTGCTCAAGCGCGATATTTACATGGACTCAAAGAAGTGCCTAAAATACGATATTGTGGATAGTATTTGGTAGGGAGGGGATCACGAGTCTTTCAGACTCGGTCTCGCTCACTCCTCCTTGACTGATGGGGCGTCTGGCACCTCTTCCTCCTCAACCTTGACTGGAGCAGCCATCGACTTTACAAACTCCGAAGGATCAATGGTAGGCATACGGATGCCTCCCTTCTTGAACTTATCATTGAACTTCTTGTAAAGGAAGTAACCTATAACCAAAATTGCCAGAACCGCGACAATGTTGAATACGTTAAAGAGAGATTTGGACTTGATATCCTGGATCAGATTGCGCTTGACGTGATCGACGACGGGCGGCGAGCTCATTACTAAAAAAAGAGGTTTTTTCCAGCCCAGGGGGGCGCGGTCCGCCTAATTTTCCAATGGAAATCGAGAAGACCTGGGAGCTCTTCGAGTCTCTTAGGGATTCCAAAGAGGCGCCCTCTAAGACGAGCAATGAGTTCTTCTGTAGCGCATGCGGTGGGCGGAAGATGGTTATCGAAATGCCAACGTGTGTTGAATGCGGCCTGGTGGACTCTGAATACATTTCCGAAGAGCCAGAGTGGCGGTCTGGAGGTGATGACGGAGGCCCTGACCCTTCGCGTGTGGGCGCGCCCGTGAACCTTGACCACTTCTCAGCCGCCTGGAATCAGGGAACTATTATGAACGTGAAGAACTCTGCATGCTACGCGCAGAAGCGCCTGGCTCGCATCAACTTTCACACGTCTATGAACCACCGAGACAGGGCCCTGTTTCATGCCTATGCAGAAATGGACCGAATAGGTAAGACGATCCTGAACCTTCAGGACAATGTGATGTATTCGGCGAAGATCAAGTACCGTGCTTTCAACGAGGCGGTCCTCACGCGCGGCGCTGTCCGAAACGGCATCAAGGCGAACTGCATCTTCCAGGCCTGTAGGGAATTCAACGTCGCACGTTCGACTCGAGAGATTGCCGATGCGTTTGGAATTCCGAGTCGCGACATCTCGAGGACGTTCGAGATGTACCAGGAGCAAGTCCCCGAGACTTCGGTGCACGTCACGACACCGGCAGACCTTGTCCCCAGGTTTTTCAACTCTGTGAACGGAATACCAGAGGACCAGAAGGGCCGGGTCAAGATGCGAGTCGTGAGCATCTGCAAGCAACTCGAGGACTGCGTGGAGCTGATGGGTCGAACACCAAAGGCTGTCGCCTGCACGGTGATGTTCATCGTTCTGACAAAGTCGGGGTTCACACCAGACAAGTCGGAGATTTGCAAGATTTGCGACGTTTCGGCGCCAACTTTAGGGAAGATTGAAGCAATAATCAAGGCGACCAACTTAAGGATTTGAACAACTTGTAATGTATCATGACGACACTTTTCGTTAGCACCCCCTGTTACGGGGGTATTTGTCTCCAGGCCTATGCCGAGTCTCTTTTGCGTCTCCAGCGAACGTGCGCCGCGAATGGCATCCAAATGATGCTCGATACGACCGAAAACGAATCCCTAGTTCACCGCGCGCGTAACCTAGCTGTCGCTCGTTTTTACCAGAAGACTTCCGCGACTCACTTTCTCTTCATCGACGCAGATATTCACTTTGACCCCGAGTCTGTCATTCGCCTCATCAAGTCTGGCCATGACGTGTCGTGCGCGGCCTATCCCAAGAAGTGCGTGATGTGGGAGCAGGTCGATGCGCATCTCAAGGCGAATGGGACCGGCAAGGACCTCGCTCGGGTCGCCTCCTCGCTCGTGATGAACTTCAAGTATGCAAACACGCCCGTGAAGGATGGATTCGCAGAGGTGCTCGATGGTCCGACGGGGTTTCTGCTCATCAAGCGCGATGTATTTACTAAGATGTTTGAAAAGTACAAGGATCTTGATTGCGTAAATGACCATCAGAACCGCGACCTCGATGAGTATTGCGCAGTGTTCGACTGCATGATCGACCCCGTGAGCCGCCGGTACCTCTCGGAGGACTATGCCTTCTGTCGCCGCTGGCAGCAGATGGGCGGGTGCATCTACGCGGATGTCCTCACGGTCCTGGGTCACGTGGGCAACATTCGATTCCTCGGAAACTTGGAGGAGCGCATCCGTACGGAAGTTAAGGCGTAGAGGCAATGATTTAGTAAGTTAAAATGACCCTGCGACTTGCTCAAGATCTTTACAAAAAATACCCCGATGCATGGGTGAGAATTGATGGGCCGGAAGTTTCAAAAAAGCATGAGGAGTTATTTTCACAACTTTATATATTAACTGGGCATTCCACATACACAAATGAATGGAATGTTATTGACCATGAATATTATGAGGATGGTAACTTTCGGTGTGTATGTAGTAAATGTAACCTTTATAATATCTATATTATAGAACATATACATACAAATCACAAGGTACTCATAGGTTCTGAATGTGTAAATCAATTTGGGGATGACCGTCTCAATACCGACCTGAAAGCATATAAACGTGGAAACAAATGTTCAGAGGGAAATATCATCAAGGATCTAAGAACAGCGACTGGTCGAAAGGGGTTTTGTGACATATATGGGTGTAGATGCAGTTATCCAAAGTGTACTGAATGTAACTCGTTTGAAGATCAATGTGTTTGTATTAGGTGTGATAATTGCGCAAAGATTACTAGAAATTGTGGATGTGTAACGTGTAAAAGTTGCAAGCAAAAAATGCAACCTAGGTTTATTAATTTTTGCATTGGTTGTGAAAATAAAACAAGATATTGCAAAATCTGCAAAGTTAGAAAACATGCAGTGAAATGGAATCAATGTTATAGTTGTAACCCTGTCGAACAGGCACGACGTGCTCAACAAGCGCGTTTTTTCGAAGAAGCACTTCGCGCAGAAGAGAGACGCGTTGCTCACGAGGCGCGTATTGCAGAGCAGCGGATTGCCGAAGAAGCGCGTATTGCAGAACAGAAACGCATTGCCGAAGAAGCGCGTATTGCAGAACAG